GCCTTTCCCAAAACCAACATAACTTCGTTGTCCACAATGGAGAGTGTTTCTATTCCCAAATTTTTACTTGTCAAATCAGGATAATCCATTACGCCCTCCTATTCCGTGTACGGCTGTATGCGTACATCCGCGCGGGATCCGTCCGCCGCATTAGACACGTTGTAAAATCCAACCGTTCCTTCTACAACCACCCCGTAAGGCGGCCGGTTCCAGTGGATCACCAATCCGTCCTTGGACGGTTTTGGCGCTACATACTCAACCTCTTCCACGGCCTCAACGGGCGGCTCGGCTTCCGGATCCGCTTCAACCGGTGCTACATATGCCACTTCTTCCACATATTTTCCAATCGCCACTTCTCCCGATTCCACGGATACAAGCGCTTTACCCGTAAAGGTAACGGACACCCTGTCTGCGCCTCCCCAATCCAGTTTATAAGATTCATCAAACACTTTTATTTCCTCCCATTCCGGCCTGATAGGCCGCTAATATTTTCTGCAAAGATTCTTCCGGCAGTTTTTGTTCAAGCTGCGCCATTGCCTGCTGCGCCTGGTCGTCCGGCAGGTTCAAAAGCTCCTGTGCGATCGCCGCCGCCTCCTCATCCGTGACCGCCCCGCTCTGCGCGGCCCCTTGGGCGGGCTGCGGTGCAACCGGCTGCGCTTCCGTCACCAGTGGTTTTTGCTGCAATTCCAGTATCCTGTCAATCATTTTTTGTTTGTTTTTCACATACCCGTCCGGAAGGCTTTCAAGGTAGGTGATCGCGTCCGGTATGATTTTTTGTCCCATCAAATTGTCAAGCGTCTGTATCTGCATCAGCTCAGACCAGTAACTACCCTGCCCAATATCTATATTCAGGCTCATTGCGTACTTGGAAAGGGCTGAAAAATCAAACTGCGCGAGCTCTTTTTTTCCGTCGTTGTCTTTTACCATCACCATACGCGGGCCGTAATTCTCCCGCATTATGTCTATCATTATGCGGACGCCGCTTTCCACAAAATCGTAAAAATCCATCCTCTGAAGGTCAAGCTGCATACCGGAAGCCTTTTGCGTGGCTATGATCGCGCCCAGGTTGTCGGGTTTGGATATGTTTCCGAGTGCGGAATCATTTACGCCCATTGCCTCTTTGGTGTTGTTGATGGTAGAATCTATCATGTTTGGAACGCTTGCGTTCATGTCCCGGCTGGATATGCTTGCAAAAAGCGCGTCGCCGGGGTTGCCTATCACGGGTATCTGCTGATTCACGCCCGGTTTCCATCCGTCCGGCAGCTTCACCTTGTCATACAGCATTTTGGGGAAAGCCATCTGTTCCGTAAACACCATGCTCATGGCATAAATCTTGTTTACAAACCGCTGGTTCTCTATTTTTCCGGTCAGTGGTGAAACCCCGTGATAACTGTTTTTTACCGCCTCCCAGCTCCAGTAAGAGACCGGATATCTGCGGTATCCCGTGTTTCTCTCGGCCATCACCACCGCGTCTTTGGTCACTTTTTTTATTTTTACCCGTCCTTGTTCCTTCCACATTTTGAGAATAACGGTGGTGTAGTCGTTGTCTATGTCGTCTTCGCTGTTTATAAAGGTGCTTTCAATGTCCGGGGTTATTTCTTCCGGGTCCTCCCCGTTTTCTTCCGCCTCATCTTTCACTTCGGCCGTCAGTTTTTTATAGCGGATCAGTATATACGGCTGTTCTTCCACCTCCCCGGAAGAAGGGTTTCCAAAAAACACATCCGTGTTGTCAATCAAATCCGCTTTTATCTGCCCGGTGTTTTTAATGTCCGTTTCTCCGTTGGTATCAAACCACCAGTAAAGGCAGCAGTCCCCGTCCACCGCACAGTTGCGGATGGCCCTTCGGTTTTTGTTTTTTACATTTGCCTGCTCTATCACGTTTTCAATTTCCTGCGATATGATTTTCTGCACGTTTTCCGCGTCCGCATTGAAAATTTCAATATTCACCGCAATGTCGTCCGATATCAGTATGGCAATAAAGTAGTTTACAGCAGGCTTTAAAAAATTGAATACCGGCTTTGTAAGGTCGGGGGCGATCACGCCTACCCACTGGTTGTCGTTATAAAAATTTTCGTTTTGCTCCACCGTTTCAAAAAGATTTATCCGGGTCTTGTATCCCACGCCGTCGCTGTATTCGCCCCATATTTCGGACGGTTCTTTTTTTATTTTCATTTTATCAATCCTCCAGGTGCTGCTGTTTGTAGTTTGGATTTCCCGCGTTCAAAAGATTTTCAAGCTGCGTCTGCGCGCGCAGCGCCGCTTTTTTCTGCTCTGCCGTCAGTTCGGGGGCTTCGGGCTTCCCGGCCTTTTTTTTTGCATAAAAAAAGGGCCGCCTCACATGCGCCCCCAGCATAAACGCCGCCAGTATGGCGAGTATATATACAATCTCCATTTAACCCTCCATCAGCTTTTTAACTAATGCACGCCCGCGCTTTTTTCTTAGGCGCTTCCAAATCCTTCTGTATGTTGTCCCGCTTATCTCGTGCATACACCAACCGCAACGGTCGCCCCTGTGAAATCCGTTTCGCTGCATCTTTATCCCTTTCATCTTCATGCGGCTTCCACGGCTCATATACCTGCTGCGGCCTTATAAAGTACGCTATCGCAATCCCCATCACGCAATCGTCATGCTCGCCTTCCTGCGCTTCCGGCCTCCCGTGGTCGTTCCGTATAAATGTCAACATTTCTTCAAGCGTTTTTCGGTCGTATATAAGGTCTATGTCTTCCCTTGCTACCGTCTGCAACCCGCTTATGATCACCGGCCGTGTAATTGTCGTTGTCTTAAATCCATCTTTCTTTTCACGCTTTCCAGTGTTCGTATCGAGTTGCTCCCGCATATACTGGAAGTAATACCCCAGCCGTTTAAGTTCCATTATCGGGTATGTGCTGTAATTCGCCTCCACGCCAACCAGCGCATTGTTGTAGTACTTTCCGAGGCAGTACATCTGCCGCGCGTAAACCGCCTCGTCAAACTGGTGCCGCAGCACTGCAACTTGCCTCCCCGTCGTATTGTCAAGCACCTGCCCGGTGAACCAGTCCGATCCCTCCCCGGCTGTATCTCCGCCGATCACATAAGGATAATTTTCTTTTGGTTCCTCGTATATCTTGATATATCCCCTCGGGTCGTCTTCCCAGTGAAAATTTTTAATCATTTGTTCTTCGTATGTGTATTCGAACCGCCCGGTCTTTACCGGCTCTTTCAGTTCTTCCATGCGGCGTATAATCGCCTCTTTGTTAAATATGCATGCCCCGCTGCTTATAAACGCCTCGTGCGGACTGGCGGGGTATTCCTGTTTGAATTTTTCAACGTCACCGCCGCAGTTGTTTTCAACGCACCATCTCCTCCATGCAATCTGTTCATTGTCCAGCCCATAATCGGCTTTTAGTTTTTCTTCCGTTTCATCCAGCGGGGATCCGTCGTATTTTGACCGGTATTCGTCCAGCTCCCACCACGCGCAGAATACTGGTACAAAATCGCTTTCACCGTTTACCGCCCTATCCCAAATGTGTTTGAAATCTTCAAACCCGTTTGCAGTGCTTTCAATCACTACCAACGAATCCGGCGTATTCGGTACAGACTGCAGCAGTCCTAAAAGTGTCTCTTCTTTATCGCCTTTCCAAAAAGCGTATTCGGATACGTGCAGTTTTTGGTACGTGTCCGACCGTCCTATTCCGTCCCCTCCGGCCGTCATGCACCTGATAGAAGAACCCAGATCGTCAAAAAGCAGTTCCTTGGCGTTACTTGCCTTTATAGTCGGTTTGATTGGTTCAGGCGTATATTCGTGGTACCGTTTCGACATCCTAAAAAGGTTTGTCGTTGCGTCCTCTTTATGCGCTACAATCCCCGCGCTCACATTCTTTTTTGTTGCTGTGCCTTTATAAATAACGGCTTCGGTCACGGTGGAAAAACCCATCTGCCGCGCCTTTAAAACTATGGCCCGCTGCGGCTTGCCTGCCTTCGCCTGCTTTTTGAGCGCGTCGTATAGCTTCATCTGCGGCTTGTTCAGTTTAAGGGATATTATTTTCGCCCGTTTATCCCTGATTTTTAGGTATTTTTCAATGTACGCCTTTGTATTGATTGCCATTTAAAATTCCTCTCCCTGCACTTCATCCAGGTATTTTGCAAGGTCGGTCATCACCGCACGGACAACCTGCTTATTTTTCCACTTGTCCGGCATTGTATTAAATAGCCACGCAAGGAACGCCCCAACATCAGGTTTGATCCAGCGCGTTTCTTCCGCAAGTTCCACATGCTCCTTTTCGCACCGACGCCCTTTTTCGTCGTAGTATACGTCCTTGCACTTAAAGCCTTTGAGTTCGGTTATAAAATATCCGACCGACGATTTAAAAAAAGAACTTTCTACCGTCGCGTTTGCAATGTTCTTGTTTGTCCTTAGCGCCTCTTTCAGTTCCGAGTGTTTGTTTTTATAGATCCTGAACGTGGAATACACGATTCCCAAATTTGTGGCAATGTCTTCTTCTTTTACCCCTGCACGCGCCCAGGCCGCCACCGCGTCCAAATGCGGAAGAACATTTGTAATATATTTATTTGTCCGGTTCGGATTTCTTTTTTTTGCCGTCTTTTTCGCCTCCGCCACACCCTGTCACCTCAACCCTTAACCTTTTGCATATCTCCCCGGCCACCGCCTCGATCCCCTCCGTGTCAATCGTCACGGTCACCGTTAATCCCTCTATAGTCCATTGCCCCAAAACCTTTTTCATGACAATTCCCCACCAAAAAAGGAGCCTCCCCTTGGCTCCTTTCCCACACTATCATTTTATCACCCAAAAGTGCTTATTTATGCTTAACTTTCAAGGCCTGTATAGCATCAGCGTGAAGTTTCCTGCAATGGCTCTGTGAATAGTGTGCCTTTTTAGAAACTCTATACCACGTGTTACAGTCTATATCCCGCAAACGAACCACCCGCCGCATGTTCTCCGGCAGGCTGTCTATATCGTTTTCCACCACGCGGATCATAATTTCAATTCGTCCTGTCTCTTCCATCAGTTCGTTTTCCAGTGTTAAAAGCTGCGCCATCTTCCGGGACAGCTTGTCTTTTTCAGCGGATGAAGCCCCGCCTCCCATCATCCGCTCTCCAAACTCAATGGACGACCGAAGCCGCACTATGCGCTCTTTAAGCGATTCTATTTTGTTTTTCTTTTCCCGAATTTCAAAATATTCCACGCCGCATCCCCCTTACCACGGAAACTCCTGCACAAACTCTTTCCCCATGATCCATCTAAGCGATTCTTTCATAAAGCACGGCACCCCCGCCGCCCTGCATGCCTCCCATATGTCCATGATCCACTCCTTTTCCGGCACAACCTTCCCTTTACGGTTCCCGGTCTCCGCGCCGATTATGACCCACTGTATCGCTTTGGCCTTTATCGCGCTGTAGATCAGGTTCCATTCTTCCAGGCGTTCCAAAAGAGGCTCCACGCTCAAAAACGTGTTGAACATCTGCCTGCTTAAAAACGGCATCCTCTTTTCATTGCCCGTTACCGTCGTGCCGTACCAAAAATTGCTTTTCATCGGCAATTTGTTATAATACTGCAGATGGTCAAGCCTCCCCGGAAACTTTGTCAAAAACAAATACCTGTGCGGCGGCACGCATGCCTTGAATACTTCCCGTATCCAGTCATTTGATATCCAGTTTCCAAACAGATCGGCCATAGAACATACAAAAATATTCTTTGGTTTTTTCATGTGCGCCGGTTCCCCAAGCCTGTAGCGGTGTAACGTCGGAAGAAAACCGCACGGGTACGGTGCCGCCATAAATTTAAGTTCATCACCCTTCCAAAAGGCCCGCTGCATCGGTGTGAATATCTCTCCATAAACCATTTCCGCCGTTGCGTCCGCTGCCGTGTAGTATCGGTTGTGCATCATTTCATAATCGTATGCCCCGCCGAACCTGTGGGCAATGTCCCGCGCATAGCAATACTCGCACCGGTTTAAACATCCCGTTACCGGGTTCCACGTCATTTCAGCCCAGTCTATTTTTGTATTATTCATCCCCGTGCCTCCCACAATATTCTTTCAATTCGTATTTCAAACGCATAAATGCGCCCTCTATCAGCTTTGTATAATTTTCATTGCTTAACGTATGAATCTTTCTGCATTTTTTTGTGTACTCGTACGCTAAAAAACCGTTTTTCATAACTTCCGTTTCAATCAGTCCAATTCCAGCGGGCAACTCATTAGGATTTATTACTCCCTTAGGCGCCGCAAAGTAAAAATGTGTAGCAAAAGGAAGATAGTTTTTCCATTTTTTATCTGCCACAAAATCAGCGCGGCAGCTTTTTACTTCAACAATTCTCGAAGTCTTGTTATATCTGTTAAGCGCAAATATATCAAACCTCAATCCTGAATGATATGGGCTAAACTCGGTTGTTTTAAAATCAAACCCGATTACTGCATACCGTAATAAATGTTTTTTTATATCTGCCGCAATTGTATTCAAAATTCAGCCTCCCCATATAATGTTCCCGCGCGCGCATACGCGCGTTTTTAGGCTGCCGAAACTGCCGATTTTTAAGAAGTCTCAAAAGAAACCTCTTCCTCAGGGTCTGCAAAATCAACCCCGTCCATTTCAACAAACTTGTAATATTGGTAAAACCCTATTTCCTCGTAATAATCAAAGTATTGCCGGGTGCATTTGTATCCCTTCGGCGTTCTCACCTTTCTTTCGGCCTGTTTGCGGCTCTTTAACTGTTTTATAATTTCTGTCGGCTTCTCAAGGTTCCGCGATTGCCGCCATGCTTTTTTGTGGTTACGGCTTACCTCCATTTCTTTCAGCACATAGAAGGCAAGCCCTTTAAAGTCTTTTTGATCTTCGAGCGGACTAAACTTTATAATTCCCTTTCCCCATAGCTTCGCCAGCACGTCCATGCTCATTTTGTTCATAATCACGTGATGATGCAGGCGGTTGTTTCGTTCGGTCGTAAGCATCCATTTCAGTTCAGACATTTTATGCCGCCTCCGGTACCGCCTAACCCGTTCCAAAAAATTGGCTGTCAGCCGGTCGGCTTCTTCCTCGCTTCTGTCTTTCCCGTGCGTCAATATAATATGCAGGTCGCCTTTTTTAAAATTAGTGTTCAGAAGCCTGCAAAACTTTTTTAATGCATTCATAAAGTTTCGTCTTAATTGCTTCTCTCCGGTAGGGGCTTTATTCTTTGACCTCGGAACATTCTTGCCCCGCTCTCGCCATGAACAATATACTTCAACTTCCTTAACGGATCCGCTCTGTATGATTTTCATATATTTTTTCATATATCTATCCTCAGTTATTCGCCTTAAAATAATCGTCATAGCAAGCTACGCAAGTCCGACTGTGGGGATTAGCCGCCCCCCGGACCACAACGGCATATATAATAGGTAGTTATTTTATTTCAATCAGTCTGCCAATCCATGCGTTTTGCTCTACATAAAACTCCATTGAATATTTTGCCGGAAATTCTATGCCCTTATCAACCAACGGCTTTAGTGCTCCGCAGCATGATATCTCGCTTTGCCTGTTGGGTCTCAACTGTACGTGATGTCCCAAAACATCCGTTTTATCATCAACAAATATGGCTATCACCTTGCAATTACGGCTTAACGATATGGTGACTTTTTGGTTTTCTGAAACAAAATCATCCATACATCGCGGTACGTTCATTTTTGCCGATCCCTTACTCCGTCTGTATATCGTTGCTATGTTATTAAAGCCGTGAATGCCCGGAATAATAGTCGTAAATTGCGAAAGATCAAAATAGCTTTTTACATCGTTATTTTCCATTGTTTAATCCTCCCGAAACCATGATTCCCGGTTCCGCGTCATGCA